AAAAGCCTGCAACCGGCGCTTAAGTCCATCTCGCCCCGCGTGCAAGCTGGCCTCGATGTAGTTCACCAGCCTGCGCCCGTCGCTTCCGTTTGGCAGATGCGATTCCCCCAGCCCGTTGCAGGCTCGGCAGCGGATGGCGCTTAGTGCTGGTGTGCCGGGGATCGGCTCAAATAGCCGCCCGGTGCATCTGCGGCATTGCTTGTCCAGCCACCACAGCACAGCCGCCAGAGCCTTGTCCTTTGCCCGCTCCATGCCCCATACGTCAGCCCGCTCCGTCAGCTTGTCCACTACGCCCGGCAGCGCCCGCAGCCTTGCAGCCAGCAAAGCCACATCAATCGCCGTTGCGCCGCCCCTGAGCCTTGCCGCGCTATCGTATTCGCTGTGAAGGCGCATCAGGGCCATTCCCAGGCTCTTGGACGGGCTCAGGCCCACCATGCCCGCAGCGATCAGCACATCACCAGCGCCGCGCCTGTCGGCCTCTACGGTGAGATTTGACGTGTTTCCGGCTCGGCTGTAACTTTCATCTATGGTGGGTTTGTCCGTCATGCGTTGCCTTTCAGTGCTTTGATTCTTTTGTATTCCTGCTTGACCCTGCGCTCGATTTCGTCGGCCACTTCGCGCCCGCGTGCTTTCAGCAGTTGGTCGTAAGCAGCCTCCCAGCGGTCAAATGGGCCGCTGGCGAACGCGCGTATCTCGCAATCCGGGCAGCCGTTGCGGTAGCCGTGCCAGTTCCAGGTACGGGCTGCGTGGGCGCAGTCTTGGCACGTCATGCGGCCAGCGCCCAAACGCTATTCACCGGCACGCGCCCTACCGGATTCAGCGGGATTTGCGCCCGGCTGCGCCTCATTGCCTCGCGCTTGTATTCCGGGTCTGTGTTGGCCGACACACAAGGCAGCGGCTTTTGATCTGGCAGCGGTGGCCCGTAAACAGCGGGTTTGAGCGCAGCAGCAGCACCGAACCCGCCCATGCTCAGCCGGTTGACGTGGCCGCGCGTAAAGGCGTTTCTGGCGGCTGCAATCACCTGTTTGCGGCTGGCCTCGGGGCAGAGCTTGGCGATCTGCTCAACGTCTATGCCGCTCGGGTTGTTTTTGCAGATGGCTATGATTTTTCGCATCAGGCTCATAATTTCGCTTTCAGTGCTTTGGTCTTGGCGCGGTATTCGTCCCTGATTCCGCGCAGTTCGTCGTGTGTCCACTTGCGGGGCTCGTTGGTGCATTCCAGCGCCTCAACCCGTGCAAGGCCGATGCGGGCGATCAGCCCAGTGCGGTACTCGACTGCTTTCCCTGCTCCCCACTGATTGCAGGCTACGCATTGCCCATGCACGTTGTCTGAGTGATAGCGGAGCTGGGGAGCGCTCCCGACGCTGCGGTAATGTCCGGCATCACGTCCAGCGTGCAGGCCGCTCAGGTCGGGTGGCGGGGCTCCGCACGATATGCAGGGTTGTCCAGCATCGCGCAGCCGTATCCATGCGTTAAAAGCCGTCTGCGCCTCGCGCTTAAGGTCGGGCAGGCGCTTCATTGCCTCGCGTGTTGCCCTGTCCTGCCGCTTTTCCGCCCGCACAGCCTTTGCCCGCAACTTGTCCCGGTTGGCCGACAGCCACGGGTCTACGCAGGCTTGGTGCAGCTTTTCGCCCAAGCGGTCTAGGCGCTGGCGGCAGTGCTTGCACTTGGCTGGTTTGAGGGTCATGGGGGTGCGGCGGAGCATGGTTAGGCGGCTTTTGCTTCGGCTTCCATCTTGGTGCGCACCCGCGCCGTTGCCTGCTCAAGCGCCTCAAGGCCAGCAAGGTTCTTGAAAGTGAACAGCAGCAGCGTTTCCTTGTCGACAGCAGGCTCGTTCCTTTCGCGCTCGTGCCCAAGCCCTTGGCCGTCAGTCCCGAAAAACAGCGCGGGCAGGCCATTCCAAGCCGCATCACCAACCTCAATTGCGCCGTGACCAAAGTGCAGGATTGGGAAATTCCACGTCACGTCAGTGCCGCCATCAGACGCCACAGCAAGCCCCAAGGGCGGGTATTCGTTGGACGCGGGCTCACCCATGGCCGCGCTCAATTGCATGTGTTGTTCAAGCCATGCGTTTGCCTGCTTTCCGGTGTAATTCCCGGACAGCAGTCCCATAATGATTTCTTCAATTGACGGGATCATCTCAATCTCCAGTTATTCAGCCGATGGTGCGCGGCTGGGTCGCGGTTATGCAAAGTGCTTGCTGTAGATGCGCTCAAGCACGTCAATCTGCTTTTCGGTCAGGCTCGTCGTGTTGTTGCCGTCGCCGGTCTTTTCAAGGACGGACTGCAGGAACTGGTCTTCCCACGGCGTCACGTCCTTGGTGCCGACCAGCCCGGCGCACTTCTTCACCATGGTATTCAGGCTGGCCATGGGGTCATCCGCGCCAGGTGGCGGCCTTGACAGCCCACATCTGCGCCGTCTGCGCCTCGGTGATGGCGACGGACGCCATGCGCTTGACCTCGGTGTTGTCGGTGCGCAGCCGCAGGGCGTTCATTTCGTCAATGACACGCGCATATCCTTGTTTGACTTCGGTGACGAACGGATCGCCACTCGGGTTAAACGTGAGGCCAACGGCCTTTTCGCCAAAAGACAGTTCGCGCGTGTCGGTGGGTTCTGCAGTAATCATGATTTCCTCTTTCAATTGCCGCCCAAAGCGCCGGGCGGTGTGGCGTTGAAATTGATGGCAACGATGGGCACCAGCCGCCCGTCTGTCAGGCGCACAGGCTTGCGGGGCAGGCCGGGAACTACCAGAGCAGCCGCGCGCCCGTGAAGCCATCTGTCGTAAGCCAGCGCGGCCTGCAATAGCGTCTGCGTGCCGGTTTTCTTGCGTGCATTGGCGGCGTGCGTTTCGACGGTCTTTTGCGTCACCAGCAGATCGGCGGCGATGCTCTTTGACCGGCCACCGGAAATAAAGGCTTCCAGCACGCGGATTTCCTGCGGGCTCAGGTGCCACGGGTTTGCTGTGGATAGGTTGGTCATGCGGGCACCATCACTTCCCCGGTTTCCTGGTCAACAGGCGCCCGGTCCCGCTTGCGCTTGCCCCGCAGCTCGGGCGGCAGGGGTTCGGACACCACCACGCCCAGCTCGGTTGCCGCGTAGGCAATGATTCTGTCGATGTACTCGGCCATGGCCGTGATGCCCAGGTCTTCCGTGCTGACCCTGACGCGGGTGCGATGCTTGCGGCCGGTGATCGGGTTGATGTTCGTCACCGTCTTGAAGCCCAGCCACTCTTTGCGAAAGTGCTCTTTCCAGACCTTCATTGGGAACTGCTGGCCACCGGGCCGGGCGTACAGGGCAATCTCGGCCAGCACCACAGCGTGCAGGTAGGCGCGCTGCTTGTCGGTGATGTCGTCGTCCAAGAGGCGGAACTCGGCCACCAGCTGGCGGCCCTGCTCCAGTTGCTGGCCTACCCATGGCAGGGTGTGCGACTTGAGTACCGCACGGGCCTGGTCGGGGGTGTGAAGCTCTACCCTGTTGAGGATTTCCACGGTCACGCGGCCTCCCCAAAAAGATCACGGGTGAGCTCGTCCCGCTTCACCGGCAGGTCAACCTTTGCAACTCGCCGTGGCTTTGCTCCGAGCACGTACAGGGCGCACTTGGGGCCAAGGCCGTTTTCTGTTGGGGCTTTCAGGCGGCGGCCGCAGCGGATGCAGTGGGTCATTGGGCGGCCCCTTCAGCATCGTCGGGCGGGCTGAATTCGTGCTTTGCCAGCAGCGCAAGGAGCTGCGCCGGCAGCGGGGTTGCCACCAACTGCGCACGCACGCGCACCCAGCCAGCGCACAGGCGGCCATCCTTCGGTGAGTGGCACAGGAACGGATGGCCTTCGGCGGCTGCTTTGAGAAAATCCATCTGCGTCTGCAAACAGCCGTTCGGCACGCTGTCCGGCTGGCAGGCGCATGTCTTGCACATTTCGCTGCGCAGGCCGGGGCCTTGAATGCCGTCGAGACCCATTTCCGCCAATCGGGCACGGCCAAGTTCGGCCAGCCGCGCGGCGCTTCTGCCCATGGCCTGACCCTGCGGGGTGATTCGGGGATGGCTCACAGCTTCACCGCCTTGCTGAGACTGTCAGCAGCCCTGCACATGGCACCGCCGATGTAGGCCAGACCCAGGCCGATGAAGCACAGCGGCAGGGCCACAAGCTGGCATAGGATGCGTAGAAGGGTCATTGGGCGCCCACCTCATCAATCCGCACAGCCACTCCCGGCTGCATCGAATACCGCTTTTTCAGCGTCAGGTCCACCACCTGAACGTCATCAACCCACACAACCCCGTTGATGGCGTCACAAACGGCCTTGATCACGTTGTCGGCATCGGGCTTGACCTTGGGCAAGATCAGCCCGGCATCTGCCGCGCGCTGCTTTTTCTGTGACCAGCTCGCCGGGATGGCGAAGTCCACGCGCATCTGCAGGTTCACCGGGCCGGTCAGCAGCGGGCGGCCTGCCATCGCCTGGGCGGCAAACAGGGCAACAGTGCTTTCGTAGCTGACTGTTTTGGCCGGCGTGAACATGCGGGCATGTGCGCCTACCTTGCCGATTCGGGGGCGGCCTTTGCCCACGGGCTGGCCGGGGATGTGGAAATGGATGGTCATGAGGGCATGCCTCTCGAAAGTTGCTTGGTGTGTCGCACAGGCACGGGTTGATCCCAATCGCCTACCTGCTGGTACTGCCCGGCAAAGTTCAACGGGACAAGGCCGGTCGGCCCGTTGCGGTGGGCAACGATTTCCAGCTGCGAATAGCCGCGGAAGTTGTCATCCTTCGGGCTCATGGGGTGCGCGTGGTCGGTGAACAGCAGCGCGATCTGGTCGGCTGCCGCCTCGATGGCGCCTGAGTCGCGCAGGTATGTCATCGTGGGCGCGTGGTACGTCTCATCGGCCTTGCGGCTCATCTGCGATAGCACCACCACGAAAATACCCAGATCCATCGCCAGGGCCTTGATGCCGTTGACGATCACGTCCAGCTCCCGGTTTCGGTTGTCTTCGCCAGCGCCCTGCATCAGCTGCAGGAAGTCAACGAACAGCACGTCCAGCCCGTACTGCCGTTTGACCTGCATCGCTTTGCGGCGGATGTCCAGTAGGCTCTGCGCGGATTGGTCGTCATGCACCAGGTTCAGTTCACCCAGCCGGCGTGCGGCCTCATTCACGCATTCCCACATGCCCGAATCGCTGGCATCGGCGCGCAGGATGCGGCCCAGGTCCACGCTGCCCATGGCGGCGGTGTGCCGGTGCATCAGCTGCGATACTGGCATTTCCTGACTGATGAACAGGACGCTGTAGCGCCGCGCGAAGTTGCGGGCCAGGGCCAGCGCTACGGCTGTTTTGCCGTGCTTCGGACGTGCCCCCAGCACCATCACCTCGCCGCGCCGGCCTCCACCGTTCAGCAGCCGGTCCAGCCCTGCGATGCCGGTGGACAGCGCGGGGTTCTTGCCTTCGCTCAGGTCCTGCAGCAGCGCCAGGTATTCCGCCAGCGATTGGTTGATGTGCTGCGGTTCGCGCTTGGCCTTCACTTCGGCCAGCTTCGCCAGCAGCATCTGCGCTTCGTCAACCAGCTTTTCCACAGGCCTGCCCTGCGGGTTGAATGCGCTGGTGGCGATTTCATCAGCCGCGGCGGCCAGCTTGCGCAGCACAGCGCGCTCACGCACGATTTCGGCATAGCGCCGGATGTTCGCCGCGCTGGGCACGTACTGCGCCAGCGAGTTCAGGTATATCAGCCCCCCGGCCTGCTCTGCCTTGTCGGCCAGGCGGTCAAAGACCGTCACCACGTCGCAGGGTTGACCGGCTGACGCCAGTTGGCGGATGGCCGTGAAAATCAGTTTGTGCTCGGATCGGTAGAAGTCATCCGCCGTCAGGCCGGGCACGCGGTTGATAGCCTCGCGGTCCAGCAGCATGCCGCCCAGTACGCCAGATTCGGCCTCAATGCTGTGCGGGGGCTCGCGCAGGTTCGCTATCTCGTCATCGCGGCGCATGGGCGGCCTCCTTGTTTTCGTAGTTGCCCTGCACGACCTTGGCGAAGTTCTCAGCCTTGACCAACCACTGCAGGGTGCAAGTGAAATCGCCGCGCCGGCCCATCAGGAAATCGCTGCTCGACACGTAGCGGAAGAACCGGCCAAACCAGTCCAGCGCCTCATCGCGGTTTGTTGCGTACCGCTCACCGCTGCGCTTCTTGGCCGACAGGACCCACTTCCAGCGGGCGCGCATCGACTCGGCGTGTTTGCCGTCCCACATCTCGGGCTTGGGCTGGGGCAATTCGGGCAAGTGCTGGCCGAACAGGTCGATCAGCACCAGGTGCGGGCAGTCGGGCAAGGCCGGCTTGCCGGACGTAGGTACTTCGTCAGAAGTACCTTGTGAATACTGGCTATTGGCTACTGGCTTATGGCTTGGGTTTGATTCGGTTTCTGCCGTGGAAACCGAATCGCTTTCTTTTGGCAAACCGTTTTGGTTTTCTGGAATAACCGAATCGGTTATGAGCTTTGGCCTACCTCCGAGCTTTCCAAGTGTTTGATTTGTCTCAGCTTTTGCCTGCTTGTGGTGGATTTCCTCATCGCATCGTGGCTGGTGCCAGCCGTCACCGTGCTGTTCAAAGAATTCCGAAAGAATTGTTTCGACGGCCTCGCGCTCGTCTTTACTTTTTGCGCCGACAAGCCGCTGAACGGCCTTCAATTCAGCCGGCAGCGCACGCTCGCTGGTGTAGTAAACGTCCAGCAACATGCAGTACACGCCATGCTCCAAAAGGCTCAGATGCCTGGTGGCAGCGGCATAGTCACCGATGTGGCGCTTGTAATAGTTCACGCAACCAGCCTTTCCCGGTCAGCCGCACCCCGCGCCTGGAAGTAGTCCAGCCCGTTGTCGATCGACGCCTGAATCTCGGCTTCCCATGCTGCCTTTGCGGCCGGGCTCAGGGCTTGCTGGGCCTGTTTCTGGGCTTCCAGCCACTCCACGGCTGCCTGACGGTCTGTGGGGTCGCCGAACGCTTCAAAGCGCTCGTAGCAGGCCAGCATGTGCTTGCCGCAGTCCTTGATGTGCTGGGTCAGCTCGGTGTCGGTCATGCGGCCTCCGCAAATAGCCCGGCCTGCTCTTTCAGCGCGTCCTCAATGTTCAAACACGCCAGTTCGTAGTACTGCGGCTTCAGTTCGGTCCCGACAAACCTGCGGCCCATCTTCACGGCGCAATAGCCCTCGGAGCCAATGCCGGTAAACGGCGAAAAAATCAGATCGCCGGGGTTTGTCCACAGGTGAATGCAGCGCTCAATCACGTCGAGTTGAAGCGGGCACATATGCTTCTCGTCGTTCTCGTCCCGCGCCGGCAGCTTGTTGAGCGTGCGCCCCTGGTTAATGTCCGTCCAGATCGGGCTTGCGTATTTCTGCCACAAGAGAACAGGCAAATCGTCGCCATGCGTTACGCGGGTTTCGCACTCGCCGGGCTTGCGCATCGTCACCACGTAGTCAGGCAGGCCCATGCGGCTCATGGTGCTGTTCTCG